CCCCAGCCACTCGCGGCCCGCGCGCACGGCCTCTTGCCGGTGCGCCTCGAACTCCTCGCGTTGCTGGTGCAGCAGTGCCTGCCGCTCCTGGTCGATCTGCGAAACGACGTATTGACGTCGCTGCCAGTCGGCCCATTCTTCGGCGTAACGGAGCGGGTCCGACGCCTTGAGGGCCTCCCAGTCGGGCTCTTGGGGAGTTACCGACTTGATCGCTTCCTGGAGCTGCTCCAGTCCCTGCGCGTATTGGCTACGCATCGCGGCGACGGTCTGTCGTTCCTGGTGCACCTGGCGGCGCTCCTCGGCGACGACTTGCGTCTTCCGCGTGTAGTCGGCTTGTCGGTGATAGCCCTTCACGAGTTCTTCGAGCGTGACCTCGGCTTCCGTGCCGTCCCCGAGGGTGACGGTGAACTCCTGGGTCAGGTCGACGTCCCCGTCGCCATCCACGTCCTCACCAGACTCGTCCTCGGACTCCTCGCCCTCGGACTCATCGGACTCGTCGCCCTGCTGCTCGTCTTCCTCGCCCTGTTCGTTCGCGTCGTCGTCGCCTTCGTAGGCCTCGGAACCCTCTTGCGATTCGTCCTGGTCGTCGTCGGCGCCTTCATCGGCGTCGTCCTGGGGCGGGGTCGCTGCGCGCTTGGCAGTCGGCTTCTTGCCCGGTTGCGCCTGGCTGCTCTTGCCGTCGTCGGTGTCCTGACGCTTGCGGTCAGGGGTCAGAACGTCTTGCCAGGCTTCAGCGGCTTCGGAGACTCCGTTGCCGCTTGAAGATGCACTCGTGTTTTCGGTGGTGCCAGCCATGAATGTACCTCAACTGTTGGTGGGATGGAAGGGGTCAGGCGCGGCCGGCGCTGCGCGCGGCTACCTTGTCGATCTGGGCCTGGGTCAGCTTGCCCTGCGTCATCACGACGCGCAGGTGCTGCTCCACGTCGGCAACCACGCGGCCCGCGTGGAAGATCTGGTCCCGCTCGTGCACCTTGTCTGGAGCGCAGGCGCAGAACGCCTCGAAGTAGTCCAGGCGCAGGTTCGCGAACGCCTCCCGCAGCATCGGGTGTTCGAGCAGCCGCTGCGCCTCCTGGGCCCGCGCCACCTTCTCCTCGGGGGTGAGCTGCTCCTGCTGGCGCGCTGGGATCACTCGCTTCTGTTCGGCCATGCCTTACTCCTTCTTTTTGGCCTTGCCGGCCTTGGGTTGAGCGGCCTTCGTGGCCGCGATGCGCTCCTGCGTCTCGGTTGAACGCTGGTGCTGTTGCTCTTGGGTGACGCGATCGAGATCCGCCTGCCCCTCCTGGTGCTGCCGGTCGGCCTCGGCGCCGGCCTGGCGGTCTGCGCGATCGAGATCCGCCTGGGTGCCCTGGTGCTCGCGATCGGCGTCGCGGCCCGCCAGGTCGGCCATCCGGCCCTCGCGTGCCTGGCTCGCCTGGAAGTCGCGATCGACCGCGCCAGTGCGCGCCTGGTGCTGCAGTTGCTCGCGCTGCTTCAGGAGGTCGGCGATGATCTGCTGCTCCGTCTGCTGCGTCTTCACCCCGAACTGCGCCGCGAGCTTCAGCAGCTCGATGCCGCGCGTCTGATCGAGTTTGTCGCGCTCCAGGTCCATCAGATCCTTGTGCTTGCGGCTCTCGTGATCCACCTTGTCGACGGACTCGGCGTTCTTCCTGTCGCTCTCGTCCTTGAGTGCCTGCACCTGGGCGGCCGCGAGCTGCTGCGCCGGATCCGGCGCGGCCGGGGGCGTGAACTGCGAGAACTGCTGCATGAACGCGGCCAGGGCCTGCGGCTCTGACGGCACGCGGCTGAAATACTTGTCCAGGTTGCGCCGGCCGGTGGTGGCGACCATCTCGCGCAGCGTCTCGCTGTACTGGCCGATGTTCGAGATGGGGTTGATGGGCCCCATCTGCATGATGATCTGCTCCTGCTTCTCCGCGATGCCGGCGAGCTGCATCGCCTTTTCTTCCGGCGTGAGCAGGGCCTGCGCCAGGTTCACGACCTTGCAGTCCATGTCCGCGTTCCAGCTTCGCGGATCGATCGGCACCCAGCCGCCGGTCAGCTTCATGACCTTCTCGCGGTCCTGGTGCTGCACGAACAGCTTCAGCAGGCCACGGAAGATCGGCGCCAGGAACGTGTGCGCGTAGACCCGCGCCAGCAGCTCCTTTTGCGCCTTCGAGCCGGTGATGGTGGCCGCCACGGCCATCTTCGTGGACGACTGCATGGCCTCTGCGGACAGGCCGTCGGCGGCGCGGAAGGCGCCCACGCGCTCCTCGCGCATGTTGTCGACCATCTGCAGCAGCGGCAGTGCCTGTTGCCCCACGAACGGAGTCGACAGGGGCCTGACCATGTTCGGCTGGCGCACCCGCACCAGGCCGCCGATCTCGGTGGACATCGCGTCGTCGATGTTCACCTGGCCCTCGACCACTTCCGTGCGCGGAATGAGCGCTTCGGCCAGGCTGTCGATGATGCCGCGCCAGATGCCCGTCTTCAGGCGCTGGATGTCGGCCACCTTCTCCGCCTGGGACTCGCCCACGGGCGTGTGCGGCTCCGGATCCGGAGTGAACAGGGCCATGTTCACGTCGTCGACAGGTTCGCAGGCGACGATCTCGTGCGCCGATCCCATCGTGCACACCTTGAACAGTTGCATGCGTCCGTCGTTCGGCCAGCGGATGAAGCTCTCGACGTACAGCAGCTCGTCTTCGTCGCTCTCGTCCTCGGTGATGTCGCCCTCGGGCGTGCGCGCGGCCGCCATGCCGTGCGTCTGGACCGTCTGGTCGCTGCCCTGCATCTCCTCGACGAGCTTCTCGTCGTAGCCCATCGCAATCAGGGCCTCGCGGCGCAGGTTCTGCCGGCGGCCGATCAGGTGGTCACCCTTGGCGCCGCGCGCCGAGGGGGAGATGATCAGCTCCTCCGGCGGCACCAGGTCGACGCAGAATTTGTGCTCGAAGCGGATGTGCCGCACCTTGGCCTTGATGTGGACTCCGTTGCGGCGTTTGATCGGCTTTGCCGTGACGATCTCGACCTCGTCCTGGTTCTCCTACATGAACAGGGCGAACTCGTCTTCCGGCAGCGTGTAGTCCTCGTTGTAGCTGCGATCGACGAACTCGTGGTGCCAGGCGGCCACGGCAAACTTCCGCACCAGGCCGTCCTTCAGCGATCCGTGAATGAGCGTGAACGAGTCGTTCTCCTGCTCGAAGATCTGGCGCACGGCCTCGGTGGCCTGGGTTGCAACGGCCTCGTCGTTGGGGCCCACCGGCTGGAACTCCACGACGTGCTCCGGGCCGGTGAACACACGGATAAGGTCAGGCATCGTCGCCATCACCGCGTCGTGCACGTCGCGCGAGACGATGTCGCTGCGCCCGTCGTCCTTGTCCTCCTGGGTGATGCCAGGCAGCTCGCCCCGGTAGAACTCGGTCATCTCCTCCTGCATCTCGCCGAAGGCCGACTCGCTGTGCGAGATGGCCTTGGAGATCATGTCGGGGAGGGCGCTGTCCAGGCCGTCCGGAATTTCGAGAGTGGGTGCGTCGTAAGCCATGATTTTTGTCCTTAGACGAGAGCCGCGCGGCCGCGCCGCACGGACTTGTTTCCATAGGCATAGCCGTTGCCGGATGTGCCGGCCGCGACATACATGCCGTGCTGCCCCGCGAGAGTGAGCAGGAACGAGTCAGCCAGGTCGGGGCTGCTGCGGTCACGCGTGCGCTTCTTCAGTTCGTCTTTGGACTCGACCTTGATTTTTCCGTTGGAAGTGAATGCGTACCGCACCATCGCCAGCTCGTCGATCAGGCGCGAGTCGGCCAGCTCCAGCGATGCGTTTCGCTTCTCGAACCAGTCCTTGCCACGGAACCACAGCTCCGCGCGCAGGTTCAGGAACTTGTCGTTCATCGCGGGCGCCTCGCCCACGTTGACGGCCACCACGGGCAGTCCCATCTCCATCAAGCGATCGACCACGCCGCTGCCGATGCCGATCACGTCGACGCAGATCTCCGCCGGGCGGAAGTGCGCTGGGGTTTCGTTCCACTCGTAAGAGCGGTTCAGCA